CAGTATTCCCGTAATCATAGGGGAGGAATAATCATGGGCGTAATTCCATATCAAGACGGTTACCTTGTTCCAAACGACCAAGTTGAAAACTTCATCAACAAGGACAAGGATTTTTCACCAGCTAATCGTGCCAGTGCTATCTGGGCTACGGACGCAGGGCAAATAGCGGCAGGGCGTGCAGGCGAGGTCTACATGCTCAAGACGGGCCAGAAGGAGCCTGACGACCTTTCGGACAATGAGGCAGTGCAAATGGGCACGCTACTGCAAGAGCCGATTATGAGGGCCGCAGCAGGGCGTTGGGGGCTAGAGTTCAAAGAGGCTGACTATGCCTTGAGGCACCCTAAGCATGACTGGATGGCCTCGCACTTCGACTACATTAGCTCAGACGGCAAGACCTTGTATGAGGTTAAGAACCTTGGCACCCACCAGCGCAAGCATTACGGCGACAACGGCACAGAGCAGGTTTCTGACCGTTACAGAGCGCAATGTATGCATGAGCTTGTTGTTCATCAAGTCGAGACCATTGAATTGATCGTTCTTTTTGGTGGGCAAGAGCTTTGCAGGTTCCCGCAAACTGTGACGGAGCTTGAGCAAGAAGCGCATATCCGAGCAATGGCTGAATTCTGGGCACAGTGCCAAACCAAATCGTTCAATCCTCAAACGATGGCCGACGTTGTTAAGGATGTTTACAAGGTTGATGACGGTAGCTCTATCGTGGCCAATGCCAGCATCGAGCAGGCTTGCATCCAGTTGCAACAACTCAAAGCCAAGATGAAGGAGTTTGAAGAGGCTGAGGACGGGCTTAAAGAGTTTATCCAGTCATGGATGAAAGAGAAGGCCACCGTTACTAGCTTTGATGGCAGCGTGCTTTGCACTTGGAAAACTGCCAAGCCATCTAAGCGTTTCAGTGCCGAGCTATTGAAGTCAGCCATGCCTGACATTTATAACCAGTTTGTAGTTGAGCAACCCGGCAGCCGCCGATTCCTAATCAAGTAAGGGGAACATTATGAGTAACGTCGTCAATATGAAGCAGGGTGCAGTGCTTGACCCTAAAGTGATCGAATCCATTGTCATCAATGGAGACTTGAGCAAGTTACAGGCAGATCAGAAGGTTGCCTATTACAACTTCCGCTGCCAGCAGGCAGGGCTTGACCCCGCAGCCAAGCCGTTCGATCTTTTAACGCTCAACGGAAAGCAGGTTCTATATGCGAACGCCCAATGCACGCAACAACTCTGTGCCATCCACAAGCTGTCAACTCAAGTTACGCATCGGGAGCGCATGGATGACATATACATTGTCTCAGTCCGAGTTACGGGGGCTGATGGTCGAGTTTCGGAAAACCAAGGGGCTGTGGCAATTGGGCATCTCAAAGCCGATGCCCTTGCAAATGCCGTACTTAAAGCCACGACCAAAGCGATCCGCAGAGCAGTCCTTAGCCACGTTGGACTCGGTATGCTCGACGAAACCGAAGTCGAATCCATACCCGGCGCAAGAGTGGAACCAATGGTTTCAGTTTCGGAAGAAGCCGCCCCGTCGATTAGCGAAGTCCTTGCAAAACCTACCGACGGCATTGCTCTAATGGTGCCCGGGAGTGACGAACCTTATGCCTATTACGAGAACATGGACAAGTGGGCCGATGCCTTTCTAACCATGATCGACAAGATCGCAGCCAATCAAAAGATGGACGCAGGCACGAAGCTGCTCAAAATGTCTGACTTTGAGAAGTGCAACAGCAAGATGGTGCATGAGCTTGCCCGTAACCACGAAGGGCTTTACCAAGTGTTTAGCACTGGAATTGGTAGGGCACGGCGCTCAATAGATGAAGAAGCAAAAAAGCCGTAGAGCCAGTCAACGGCACAAGGTTCAGTCAGTCAGAGTTGATTCTTCGCTACATGCAAAAGGGCCACACTCTGACTGCACTGGAAGCCTTGCAGATGATGGGCGTGTTCAGGCTGGCGGCACGCATTGAGGATTTGCGTAAGAAGGGTCACAACATCGTGACAGAAGAAGTACAGGAGGGCGGTAAGTCGTTCGCCCGTTATCATTTGGTGAAAGGAGTTGGACATGGCGTATGAAAGACCACCGGGCACAGGTGCCCTATTCGCACAAAACAAACCTGACGGAAGCAAGGGGCCAGACTGGAAAGGGGAGCTATTGCTTGACCAAGACTATAAGGCAGGCGATACCCTGAAGATGGCAGGCTGGATTAAGAGTACCGCCAAGGGGCCGTTAATCAGCATCAAAGAGGACACTTGGAAGCCAGACCCCAACTATAAGCAGAATCGGCAGCCAACGCCTTCCAAGAGCTTTGACGACATTGACGGCGACGTGCCCTTTTAATGTCGAAGCTAGCACGCAACAGGGGGGCTAATTACGAGCGAGAGGTTGCCGCAGCCGTCTTTGATGCTTTGGGCATCAAGATCAAGCGCAACCTCAAGCAGTACCAAGAAGCCGACCACGGCGATCTTGAGCTTGGCCCTTTCCTGATTGAGTGCAAGCGCAGACGTAACATAGCCGTCTACGAATGGATGGAACAAGCTGACAAGGCGTGTGACGTAGATCACACTCCAGTCGTAATTTTTAGGGGGGATGGGAAGAAAAGCATGGCCATGTTCCACCTAGAGGATGCATTAAAACTTATGGGGAATGAATTAACCCCACCTGAGCCAGAGCAGGGAGTCTCCGCAAAAGAGACAGATTAGGACGTTGCCGGGGGGCAGCGATTCTGGCACCCCCCATCTAACAGAGAGAGGATGACATGCCACGCAAAAAGAAAGTCGAACCCGAGTTACCAGCGATCAGAGTGCAGGTTGCCACGCCCATGTACGGCGGCCAATGCACGGGGGTCTATGTCCAGTCGTTGCTTGAGCTATCAGGGATGCTCACGTCGCAAAACATACGTCTGACATGCGCCTTCATGTTCAATGAGAGCTTGATAACACGGGCACGCAATAACCTTGCTGACCAGTTCTTGCAGACCGATAACACGCACTTGCTTTTTATCGACGCAGACATGAAGTTCAGAGCCATCGACATTCTCAACATGATTCTGGCCGACAAGGACATTATCGTGGGTATCTGTCCCAAGAAAGAGATCAACTGGAATAGCGTGCGTGAGGCAGCCTTGGCAGGGCAAGAGAACCTTGGCAAGTTCACGGGTAGCTTTGTCGTGAACCTCAAGGAAAACACGGCGCATATCTCGGTGCCGCAGAACCAGCCATTTGAGATCGCAGCAGGTGGCACGGGCATCATGCTCATTAAGCGCAAGGTCTTTGAGAAGATGAAGAAGAAGGTGCCGTTCTTCCGCAACGACATGAGCCATTTACCGGGTGGTAAGCCAATCAGCCAATACTTTACTGAGAGCATTTGCCCCAAGACCGGCAGGCTGCTTAGTGAGGATTATCACTTTTGCCACAGATGGCGGGAACTCAAGGGCAAAGTCTGGGGTGCCCCGTGGTGTAAGATCGGGCACTTTGGAACGTACTTATTTGAAGGTCAACTAATCGAAGAGCCGGGGGTGCAAAATGGATCAAATAATGGAGCTACCAAGCGACGAGGAAAGGTTCAACCACGAGGTACAAAGCGAAGAGCAGTGGGTGCATGACATGCTCAATACGCCTTGGGCCGCAGAGATCGGCAAGGATGGCTCTATGACGATTATTGACAAGGATGGCGTTCCCGTCTTCAAGATCAATAGCCGTAGCCCTGAGTACGCAGCCCTAGCCGCTGCTGTGATTGTGGAGCATGTAAACAGTGCGTAAGGAGTTTAGCCAAGCCCTGCACGACGAGAACGACGCCATAGCAAAGGAGGCCGTTAAAGGCTTCTTAGAGGGTATCTGGGGCTATCCTGTCGAAGAGGGCAGCCAGTATGAGGTTGATCTAGTCATCTATGAAGAAGACAAGATTTGTGGCTACGTCGAGGTGGAGCGCAGGCATAACTGGAACACCGAGGTTTTCCCTTTCGATACCCTGCATATCCCTGAGCGCAAGCGCAAGTTCTTCACGCTCGATCATCCGAGCCTATTGTTTGCCGTGAGCAAGGATTGCAAGTGGGCGGTGTTTGTGCCGGGGGAGATTGTGACGCAGTGCCCCGTGGAAATGCGAGACAACAAGTTTTGCTTTCAGGAGCCGTTCTTCATCGTGCCCATCGAATACTGCATGTTGGTCGATCTCGAAAAAAAACCCGACGGGGAAGAAACACCGCCGGGTTAACCCTGTGACTTCAGGGGGAGGATGATCTAACTGCGCTTTGCCGTTCTTTTTGAACGTACAAAAGCCATTTTTGTTGGGGCACCCTTAGCACCGGGTTCCCTCATTCTTTCACCGCTGCCAGCAGCGATACGTTTACGTTTGGCGTTAATGTTTGCATAAAGTCCGGGTCTGCTCATTCATTGCCCCTTAAATAATTTATCATCTGATCTAACAATAGCCGTTGTTGTGGGGTATAGGCTTGCTCAACAAACTGCGGCTCCCATTGCTGGAATGGATAACCACGGAAATATCCCGGCAATCCAGTCATTTCATACCATTGTTCATAGGGTCTAGTTTCCCCATAGTTTTGCCTATAAAACTGGTACTGTTGCTGCAATCTTTGTTGCTGTTCTGGGTTGATGGAGTGCCTAAATTGATTGTAATAGTCCATCATTGATGGGTCGTTGTAAATCATATAGTGCGACGCAATATCACCAGCAACATCAATTGGTCTAGTTTTAGGGCTATAAACTTCAATCCCCGGCTTGCCCATTGGAAGTTCTTTTGGTCGGGGAAACTCAGGGCTTCCCGGCTCGTCTGCTGGATAAAACTCGATAAAACCACGGTCTTCCCGTGGTGTGTACTTATAGCCAATATCAAGTTCTTTTAGCCGTGGAAACTCTTGGCGTGCCCGTTCTAAAAATTGAGGGTCATTATCTTGCACAACCTGTTGGAATACATCTTCATCTATCGGCATTTCCATCTACTCCTTGCCCGACAAATGCGCTTGTTAGGGGTCTTGCGGCAGTTGATGTTGTGCATCTTCATCTGCCCCTCTGACCGACTGCAATAGCTCTTACGACGCTTGGCACGCTCTCCCTTGGGTTTGTCCTCGGTAACAGCCGTCTTTAGCTTAGAGCCGGGATTAGCACGCCTATAGGCTTTTACGCCCTTCTCGGTCATACCAGCGCCACTCTTCGTAGAACGGAAGTTCCCTGACTTGACGCTTGTTTTGATGCCCATGTCTTTAGCCATTACGCCACCAATCCGTCTTCATACTGTGTTTTACCGTCCTTCGTCATGGCCGTCAAGGTCTGCATCTTGAGGTCGTAAGGGTTGTAAGACACATGCACCCACCCGCTATCAGGTATGCCGGGGGTATAAAACTCCAAAATCAATTGCGTGTAGTTAAGGTTATCCCGAATCCACTCGGCTAGGTCAGCATTGGCCACACCCGGTATTTCTATGTCGGCTGCCATGCCCTTGCAATGGTCTGATCGGGGGCTGCCACCCACCTTGGCATTGACTAACGGGTGCCTGTAACCGCTATTGACCTTCACCCCTTTGCCGTAATGATCTCTTACGGGTTGCAATACTTTTTCGCAAAGAACCTTCAGGTTCTCAAGCTCGGTATCGCCCGGGTGGTTGCCCATGTTGAACCGCAGCGCAGTCTCGCTTTTGGTCATCTCAGCAAAAGTAAAGTTCTTGGTCAGGTTCATTTAAGCGCCTTTTTAAGTTCTTCAGATTTGTCCTTACTGCCCATACTGCTGCCGAAATAGTAGCTTGCTACTTGCGTCACTAGGGCACTCAAAACGCCAAGTATGTAAATCAATATATCTTTGGCTTCTGCGGTGACTTCCACAAATATGATGACCACAAATAGGGCAAACGATAAGCCTGTAACGCAAAGAGCCAGTAGTGGAGTAATAATCTTGTTGAGCAAAGGTGCATATTCAGACATTGCGATCTGAGCTTCTCGTTGTCTGGCTGAGTCCAAATCCTTTGCATACAGTTCTACCTCCTTTAACTGACCCTCTTGGGCAAGTCGAGCAAGATCAAGTTTTGCCTTGGCAGCGGCCTCGGGGTCAGGCATGACCCTATCAAGTACCTTTTCACCAATGCTAAGAATTGCGTCCAGTCCGATCATGTAGGTTGTCCTTCAGGTATTTTTATGCAGGTTGTTCGATAGGCTGT